GTATAGTATTAACGACGACAGTGACAAGGAAAAACTCGATGAAATAAAAGAAAAGATCAGCCGATAATTAAAGAAAAATAGTTGACAAACTAAGTGACTCCGGGTATTGTCATTATATAAACGGAGGTAAGCAATGAAACGATTTTTAGGCTGGCTCGAAAGGATTCTTGACGAACGCGATCAACACCAATTTAATCATACGGACTGGTAAAGAGGAAACCCGGTGAAAGCCGGGTTTATCTTATTTTCTTCCGCAATACCCGCACGCCGATAACAGCGGCAAGCGCTGACCCCGTGCCGATACCGGCGTACACTTTCCAGTCTCCGTTTTCCATAACCGGAACGCGGATTTCCTGATCCGTGGATTTGTTTAAATCAAATGCGTGAACTGTTACCGCAGTATAGTTTCGTGTCTGTTCAGTAATTTTATACTCAATTTCAATCGGCGACTTTGCCCACAACTTTGTTGTGTTAAAATCCGCCTTGCCGGGATCACGGATGAACTTCTGTTCTGTCTTTGTCACCGTGACCATCTTTTCAACAATTTTAGGCTTTTGAAAATAAAGCACTGCACCCGCACCGATACCGGCAGAAAGTAAGACGATAACAACAAGCGCTTTAAAAGATACGTTAAAGTTCATTTTTGATTATTCCTTAAGTGCTTTCGCCACGCAAAGCCCGCGAACAGGTCAACCGCGTAAAACGCCGCTTTCTCCCGCCACTTTTTCACGCGCCATTTAATCATAATGTTTTGAAAACTCATGTCAGAAAACATTTTACAGAACACCATTTCACCGCATCGCTCGGGTCTACCATTGACAAGAACGTATACCGGCACAGAAAGACCCGCGTTATGGTATAGATAGTCATGCACAAGCGCCGCTGCTTCTGACAGATCAAGAGGGTCAATGATATTCCATAGAAAGCGCGGGATCGACGCGCCGTCATACGTGAACCCGGCGGGAATAAGGATTTTTAATTCACTATCATAATAATCTTCCTGAAGGACGTGACTTTCAGTTTCCGGATAATAAAGCGTGTTTGGTTTATCGATTGTCATTGTGTGCCCCCTGATTTCACGGCGGTAATAATATCGCCGATTTTCACCGCGAGAAGTGGTGCAGAATAGACAAGGATCACTTGAAAATATGAAACGTGCGTTGACGTAAGGCCGGTAAAATTAAGTGTCCCCATGATGATAACATACACGAACGACCCGAGCGCGAGCGCGTGAGACAACGACACAAACACGGTTTTCATAATCGGGATTAGTTTATTCATACATCTAACCCTATTTGTGGATTGACAACTTTCCAATGTTCGTCCCACATCATAAAATGTAAATGCGCACCGTATGACATACCCACATCGGCATATTTTCCGATGAGTTGACCTGTAAAGATTTCCTGTTTTTCTTCGACGTAATTTTCAATTAAATGATAATACGCGCAGAAGTATTTTTTTTCGTCAATAATTGATTCGATAATTACGCGATTGCCGACAGAGTTTCCGCTTCCCGCAATCCACCGTTTAGCGTGATCATACGTGTCACGGTCGGAAACTACTTTTCCACCTGCCGCCGCGTATACGTTTTGATTAAAATTGCTGATAAGATCGACACCGTCATGCGTATGCTCACCCCATGGCGGTATATTGCGTTTTGCGCCGAATGGTGATGTAATTTTATACGGTTCCGCTATTGGTAACATTGTTTACCTCTCTAATTATTTTTTATTTGCATGATCGCGGATATGCTCGTCAAGTCGCCCGTGTAGTTTCGCGTGTTCGGCAGTGTTATGCTCGGCGCATTTGTCGCACCGTTCGTCAACACCTTTGAATCGCTCGGCGGTGTACTCTTTATGAGACCTGAAAATGTATACAACGAGTGCGCCGATAACACCGCACATGAGAGCAAGACCGCCGAGCATATAAATAGCAGTCTCAACCGCCGCCTGTACCGCCGCGCGCCACTGTTCAAAGTTTTGTAATTCTTGCATTTCATTTTCCGCCTCGGCTAATAATTATTTTCATACACCATTACACTATCCATAATCAATTTGTTCATAAGGTCGGTGCCATGCACACCGTCGTATGTGTACGCGGCGAGGAGTTCCCCGCTCGGGCTTGAGGTAGGTCGAAGGTCGATAAACGTCGTATTCGGTTCAGTCTCGCACCATGTCTTAATTGCAGTAGACACATTATTCACATAGGTATTGTACGCGGTTAGTGTTGGTACAGTAGCCCACGGATTCCCGCCGAATGGCCCCGCCATGTACATTGCGATATTAAACGGATACGATGAACACACATACACCCGGTCAACTTTCGTTTGGTAAAACTCAACAATCGTTTTAATATTCGCGATTGTTGCGGCTTGATTATTATCAAAAACTGTATCATTTATTCCGATTTCAATAACTACAATTTCCGGGCGAACGTGCCACACGTAATTAGCCATTCGCGTGATACATTGAGCTGTCGTTGACCCACTGATACCTTTCACGTATGTGACCACGTGCGGGACAAATGCAGGCCATACAGGGAGCATCGTCCGGGAATCGCCTTCGTAACAATATACTTTACGACGTACAGAACTAAAAGGATGCATACTAAAACGCCTCTCTATTCGTATCCACGTATGCCCGGACATTAATATCAATGCTGGCACCAGATATGGATATTACTTGTTGATACTGATACGCGGCATTTAATACTAATTCACCCGAAATCTGATTGCGCCCGGCATTCAACGTGGAAATTATAAATGCGTTTGCAAAAACGCCGCTCGGCAATATATTGTTAAACACAATGCCCGTTGTCGCAGATGTTGATTGCGCGCAATCCACTCTGACGATTGGACACGTGAGACCAAGGGGAATCACAGACACAGACGGGGTGGTTGTTCCTGCCGTTCCTGTACCGCTAAAAATCGCGGTATCGTTATGTAGATAAGACATCGCTCCGCAATGCGTAAATAATTGGATCGACCCTGCGGCAATTGTACGGATTGAATAAATATATCTGTATTTTGTGTATCCGGTCGGCGGTACTATCGTTATGTCGTGAGACGTCGCCATAATGTCAACTAATGATCCGTCAGTTGACGATATTACGTATATTTTGTATGTCTTATTCGCGGCTTTCGTTTGTCCTGATTGCAATAGTCCGCCATTAGTCCCCGATGACCACGTAGCATCTAACCGTTTTGTCAATGCTGTTGTCAGTTTAATCAATGACGTTCTCGTCGAATCGTTACATTGTCCGGGCGATATGTCTATGTCGTTCACCGCGTCGGCCACATTGTTACTGACAATAAAACCGTCCATTCGCGGCGATGCGTAATCGCCCGCTAGTTTCCACGCGCCCCATACAGACGATATTTTCACGCGCTCGTATACGGTTAAAACGGAATTGAACGCAACTGCCCTTTGGTATTCAGACGCGACACCAACAGCAGAATTTTGATGTAACACAAACCATGAGTATGCCGTACTCGGCGCACCTGTCGCAGCTCCGTAACACGTATAAAATCCGCTTTTAGCAATTGCGTTAAGATCAGTCGCAAGCGTTGAACCATACGCATTATCACCGTATATTGTACGGAGCCAATTCGCGTCAATGCGCGAATCGAGATCGGTGAAATTACCCCATATCTTGTTATTGTTCGCCCGCATTTCATCGCCTCGCGCGGCGTTTGTGTCCGCGAATATCGGCGCAGGGTTAGACGGTAGTGAAGGATCGGGATTAAGTACAGACATATTACCTCTTTTATGGCGCTATTCGCGCGTCGCTGACTTCGTAATCTACATTATCAATTGATACGGTAAGTTTAAACTGCAATGGCTTTATACGCCGCATGACGGCAAGTACTGTCGCAATTGCGAGATCGCCGCCCGCGATCTGTTCAAGTCGGATTTTTAGCTCGTTGTTAACAACATCAATATCAGCCCAACCGGCAAATGTCCCATAACCCTCGGAATTGCCGTCGGCAGGCGGGCGGATTGCGGATGATATAGAATAGGTCACGCTTGACGGGTTTGGAGCCCACACCGCGATCGCTTCCGGGTCTGGTCTTTCACCTGATAGGGGGACAAGACCAAGATTGACATTGGTCATTGAGTTCTTGCGCCATGCGGTACCGTCAGAATAATAGACCGCGTTTTTATCGTTTGTTCCATCATCAAGAACTATACAAAGTGTTCCGGCTGTCGGAACGGCAAGCGGCAAGGTCGCGGAAAAATATGTTTCATTACTGAAATCGGACACAGGTCGGGGGGCACACCATTTTATATTTGATCCGACAAGATACCCTCTACAATAATTCACGGCGCTGGATGCCGCTCGTGTCCATCCTGAAGGGACGACCCACACCCTGTTTGTATACGGCGTATCTGCGGGTGTAGCTGGACTTGCCGCCGTTGTATACATGAGAAATCCGGTGTCCGTTATCGCAGGAACAAGGATTCCGCTATAAATACGCGGCAATAAATCAACGGCGAACCACGAAAACGGCGGCAGACAGAACGTGTCAAGCACTCGTTTCACATTTGCGATAAGACTTTTATCCCATGCGCCTGAAATGAGTTTATATAGTGCTGCTGCTTGATTATTCGTTCCTGAATAAAACCCGAAGCCGTATGTGGTTAACAAATGATTGACATAGGGCGCACGTGGTGCGTCATTAAAATCTATAAGCCACGGTGTCAACACAAGCGCTTTCAGTTGCACGGATATGTCTGATTGAAAATCAAGTTGCTGTTTAAACCACGTCATATAGTCTTTATGTTTTGCCGGCGCGGATTCCAACAGGTTAAAATAACCTGTCGGCGTAAGTTTCTGTAATGTTAGTTCAGTTACTATGCTCACGATACGTCAACCACAGTTATAGAGATTTTAGCCGGATCAAGTGACATTGAGCGGTCGAACCATGACGTATTATCTGAGAATAGAGCGTCAGCTCTGAAATCTATAAAAGTAATACCGCCCGAATCGAGCGACATAGTGACGGACGGTTCACCCGCTACGTTCGGATTCATAATAAGTTCGAGTACTGTCGTTGAGTCATAGATAAGTTGTGGCGTGATACTCCGCGTTGCCGCATCGCTGACAAGATCCCGGATTGCGGCGATACCGAACGCCGGGGCAATAGGATCAATAGCGCCGAGATCGGCCGCAATCGTGACAGGTATCACGGTTGACACATCGTCCGTGTCTATGTACGTGACGTTTGTTGTCCCGTCTACACCTGACAGATAGCTCATAAGGCGCTCAATGAAGAACGTCGCAAAGTCGACCGCTTGCGACGCCCGTTCGGTCGCGTGTGTTCCGTTTGTAAACCGGACATTTATCGTTGCGGTTATAGTCGCGTCGATGTTTTGCGCGACCGTATAATAGTATGACTGCGGAACAGCAGATACATAGACCGTTCCGCTCATAACGACATGGCGCGCGTCACCAGTATTCTGTGAGTTTACAAACTCAAAGCGATTTGAAAGAATCGTGAAAATATTAGCCATGATTGCCGGGTTCTCATATATGCCGTTCGGCGTCATGACAACGCAGTTATAGCCATTACCGGGAACGGGAACGGGTGTTGATTCCGCGACGACCGACTTATTCGCGTATATTCGCGCCGCCGGATAAATTGCTTTTAACTCATTCTCCGTCGCGACGGACGACACCTGCGAGCCATATTCTGTCTTTGCAAGTGTCACGCGCTGATAATACCGCGCGTCGGATTCCGCGTCACATCCGTTTGACCACATGACCGGATTTGTAATTGTAAGGTCAGAATACCCGGCCGCCGTAAATGTTCTGTCGGCTGGAATATTCCCGCCGATACCTGCATCAACCGCCGTCACGGACGCGTATCCTGTCCCGCCCGCCGTGAGAACGAGCGACGATACCCCAAATATATATTGCTGTCCGGTGCTGGCGGTAAATACGGTATCGGGATTTATTGTCTGTGGACTTCCCGACGTGTTAACGATTTTTAACGTCCCAATCGTCTTTGTCGCGAGTCGGCGCGGATTATTCGGATTCTGTAAATCAATCATTGCACCAACCGGGGACATGAGCGCGGCGAGTGTTTCGCCTATCAATGTATCGACCTTGACCCGCGCTTCAGCGAACATATTCGCAAGTACAAGCTCCGGCGGATTTCCGGGCGCAAATACAATCGAATCCGGCGCGTTATCGATTATATCGGTGAGCGCGTCGTCAAAAGTAAGCTCTGTATAAATTCCGTCGTTTATCGGCATTTAGTTCACCGTTATTATTCCGTTTTCATACGTAATTGAATATGGATTGTAATATTTTGTCACAATCCGTTTAATATCCGCGATTCTGTCAGCGGAGCTTTGCGACAGCTTCCACACAAGTGGGTTACGCCCGTATGTATCATCCGCAAAATTCCCGCCTTGCTCACATCGGCACTCGCTCATTGCGTCCTGTTCAAGTGACGTGAGGCCGGACACTTGCACCGCAAGCCCCGTAACTGTATCAAAGACTATATTTCCGTCAGAGTCAATCTTAAAAGCCATATAACCCCCTCAATCAAGCTCGTGATTTTCTGAAAGCGCGTCCGTTGACCACGTCTGAAGCGGCGGAGTCTGCGGAAATGGTACAATACCGCCGTTCGGCGGCGGGGAACCAGTCGATGCCCATGTATAAAGCGCTTGTAGCGACGCATCGACCGATTGCGCCCACGTTTGAACCGTTTCACCGAGCAACATCTTTTTGCCGCCCTGACCAAGCGTTACCTTGCCGGTGATTTGCATTGCAACAGAAAAGACAAGTAACTGCGCGAGAGACGCGAACATGATCGGAAACGCGCCGCCGTTATCGTTAAAAATCATTTGCATAGACTGTGAAAAGTCGTTGATTGTTTCAGCACAAAACACAATGTCCCCCTCTGCCGGGGTAAGTCCGTTTATAGGAAGCGCTTCGATATCCGGCGCGTCTGTCCCGTCGACGCGTGAATAGTGTGGCGTAACGATGTATGTTCCCGCTGTTGTTCCTTCGCCGTGCGCTGTCGCCGCGTAAATCATATCGCACCGCCGTATATTTTTGATTCAAGGATTCCATCTATGCGCGTCTGCGCGAGTAACCAATTATTTGTTGCGGTCACTTCGCAACACAGTTCCGAGTCATTGCGTTCGATCATATAACGAATTATATACACGTCATACGACGCGGGAATTAGAGCGCCGATTTTTACACTCGCTTTTTTAAACCCTTCAAACAATGCGGACTGACTGTCATTGAATATCGTTACTTTATCAAAAAGCACCGCGTCAAAAAGCGGCGTTTTAAATTTCACATTCGCGTAATTCTCGACACCAACGCCCCAAATAACCGATCCAGCGTAACCGAGGAATGAAAATTTGTTTATTGATTCCTTTGTAAGATTCGGCGCCGCATTTTGTGAATAAAATGTTATCACTTTGCCGTCTATCTTATACACAATCTTATTTTGCAGACACACGTCGTCTAAAATCTTTGGAAACGTTGTCGGCTGAAAAAGTTTCCCGCACACGGGAACGCTGTCGCTGATTGAATAATCAAACGAACACAAATATCCGATCTTTGACGCGAGCGCGGTGAGTTGTGTTTTAAGCGGCTGTTTTATATCAAGCTGAAAACCAAGCTCTGATTTTATAAGCGAGTCGTCGAACGACGCGCCACGAATGAAAAGCGTAGTATTTGTTCCGAGTGTGTCGGGTTGTAATATGACAGAATATGCGACAAAGCTCCGGCGCATAACTGACGACGATGTGCGCTCGACAATAACGGCAGTCATGACTTTGAATTGCGGATTGGCAAACTTTACAAGCGCGTCGGACATTTGGTCAATCGATTCCGCTGATGATACATAATCAATCGATACTTGCGCGACAAGACCCGCCGGGGGCGATGAAATCGCCGCGTCAAGCGTCATTTTAAGCGCCGCGCCGAGCGGGACGCCGGTATGCTGAACATTATACCCGTATTTACACGAATACACAGACGCCTGATTCACGGCCGTGACACCGTCGGGAATGTTAATGAGCGCTTGCGCCTGTATCTCCGCCGCGCTCCATCTATCGGAACTGTCGAGCGCGTCAGTAACGACAACGGGCGTGCTGACAGGTTGTGGCGGATAAAAGATTATCATACGTAGTCAACCCTGTAATACACAGTACCGCTGTCGAATATATCTCCCGACGGAATCGCGCCGGATGAAAACAGACCGCAGAATATATCACGCCCCGGTATTGCGTAGATAAGCGTTTTATAAACGGGTGTTCCGGTTGTCGCATCATAGATTTTTACAAGATAATTTCCGTCTTCGTCTGTGTGAGAATATTCCCACGCGGCAATCTCTCCGCCATTACAACGAATCGCGTTTTGTATACCGACGCCAGGCGCTTGAAACTGCCAGAGCATATCCACATTAATGTTGTCGAGGTCAATGAAATAGCTCATAGTAACCCGCCGATTGACGCGCCTTTATTCGGCGCAACGGTTTCAGACGCAACGGTCAGCACCGCGCCGAGTTTTGTTATAGTGCGTATGGTGAATTGTTCCCGCAGTCTAAGCGTGAGCGCGATCCCCGCTTGACCCGCTTCATGCGGCGGGGATATTTCCTCAATATACCAGCTACTCGACAGATACGGCGTTGTCTGTTGCAACACGCCAAGCGGTATATACGATCCGAGGATCATAATCGGTTGCATATAATTTTTCATTTGATTGAGTACAGATAAACATGACGCCACATACCCGACGGACGCGCCGGAAAGATTCGGGAGAATCGCGCCAAATGTCGCAATTGAGTTTGTAACCAGCGCCGCATTATTAAGCACGATTTGTATTGCACGGAATACGTTTTGATTCTTCGACGCGGGTATGTCAGACAGAACAATGTCAAGCTCCATCGTTGACGCTTCAATAACTGTTCGTGCTCTAAACTCTCCGGCCTGTGTAAGATTGCCGGGGAGTCTGGCAGACGCTCGCCCACGCTCGCCCGGTATTTCACACAGGCAAAACGTCGGCGCGGGCGCGTCAAGTCCGACCGGCAGACCGATAATGACCGCCGAGTCAAACAGGTTAGTAACCGCACCGCTGATTAAATCTGATATGTTGATTGATACTGCCATACAGTCCTTATTTCATTGTTTTAACAGCGTTACCGATACCAATTTTACTTGTCACGCGCGACACCGCCGACGAATTGAGTGTGTCGTCGATATTCTTTTTCACCTTGTCAATCGTTTTAGGCAATTCCAAAACCGCCACAACCGCTTTATCAATACTTTTTGCAAACGTGATTCCGGCGGTGTATAGACCCGCCTGCATATTATTAAGCGAGTTAATCATGCCGATAAGATTCTTATCAGTTTGTCCGCCTTTAAGCGATCCCCTATATAGTCGCTCCGTTTGTTTTTCTTCCATGTTTGAGAATGTCGCCGCGTTACCCTGTGCATTCGCCTGATCCCCGGTTATGCCTTGTATAAGATCGGAGTTGCGACTTAAAAGGGACGCTTGAAAACGCTGTTTAATCGATGGCGGGAGACCCTGTACGCCGCTCATAAGCTGGCCGAGCATCCATCCCTTATCAGTCCCGGTTGATTCCCAATCACCGCCCGCAACACGGGCAAGGGCGCGAGTATCCTTCCCGCCGACAAGTTTATTGATTTCCTTTGCAAGTTCCGGTTGGATTTTCCCCATTGACCCGGACACGGCCTCAATGAGCATGGCGCGTTCATTTTTTGATAGCTGACTACCTTCAGTTATATTACCGCCGTAATGCGACGCCGCCGCGTTTCGTGTGGCGAGCGCGTAATATCCGGCAGTCGCTTGCTTTGCCATGTCAACGGCGTTCTTCGCCATCGCCACGGTGCTATTGGTTATTTGTGCAATACCTTCAGGCAATCGGCCGAGACTGATACCAAGCACTGAAATGCCCGACAGTGAAGTACCAATTGCAGACGTGACGCTTGCGAGTGTTGACACGGGATCGATAGATGATGCGGCGCTTGCGAAATTCTGCACACCGCTACCGAATTTCCCCGCCGCCTCTTTAAATGAAGAAGTGTTTTTCTTCTCGCGGTCGGATTCTTCCTTATGCGTCTTCTTTACTTTTTCGTTTTCTCTCTTTTCCTGTTCATAAAGCTTTTCGGGTGCGGTTGGTGCGCCACCCTTACCGCCTTTTGTGGTGAGGTCAACCGTGACTTTTTTTGAAAGCTCTTTTTTGCCCTTGCGTATTTTATCCATTTGCGAAAGGACAACGTTTTGACCTTTAACGCCGAGTGTCACAAGATAGTTGTCAAGTTGCGGCATATCCATTCACCCGTAAAAATCTATTTTGTAACCTTTCAACATCGTCAATGTCGATAGTCGTCGCTTCGGTAAATGTTATCACGTGCGCGACAATGAGAAGATCATAATCAATTAAAGATATGGCGCGAAAAAAAAATTCTCCGCAACGACCGACAACAATCGAATGACCTCAACGGGTAAATCCGATAAATCAGCTTTACACGGGACAGCGCCGACACACACGCAGAACTGTGACACGAGTGATTCAAATGCCGACATAACGCCGCGCTCGTAAGCCCTTGCAATTTGCAAACTATTTGTAGGCTTTTTGATGGTATAAATAACGCCGTCGTATTGCACCTTGACCGCGTTCGCGTCATACTCAACTATGTCAGCTTGCGCACATACGCCGAGTTTTTTCTTTTTAACTTCAAGCTCCGGCGCGGTCGATTTCATTATGTCGATCCACGCTTTTTCCTCTTCGGTCGGATCGTCGGTCGACCCGTCGCCCGTTATTTTACTGTCAACGTTGATAGTCTTTAAACGGGCGCGGGAGATTTTCGGAAACTCGTACATGATTATATTTCCTTATCTGTTGTGGGATCAATTTCTGCGACATCTTCAAAAGATATTTTAGCGGTAACATACCCGCGATCACGTCCGACGCCCTGCAATGGCAAATCTATAAACACGCAACGTTTGTGGCGCTGGATGCGTGTTCCCGCCGCTGACTGTGTATTATAGGTATAGAGAAAATCAAAATCAAATACCTCTTGTATTCTTGATTGCCCCCAATGTTTTAGCTTGTCGAGATTTTCACCCAACAAAAATTTTACTTCCCGCGTACCGGCGCGGGGGAGTGACTGCATAAGTACACCACGCGATCCGTCAGCGCTCATAAAACGCTTTGCGCGTTCGGTATCCATTGTGATGTCGCCAAGCAAATCTTCTTCGTTATAAAATGTTTCACCGCCGAACGAAATCGATTCACCGGTGAGATTCGCAACAAACGTCGCCACGCACTGGCCGACTGATACAGAAAGCGATTCCTGCGCGTTAGCCGCCCTCATAACGGGGAAGTGAAACGCGACGCGGAATTGTGTTATGATAAAAGATAGAATCGTAAATATTCTTTTCATGTGTTCCCTCTTAGTTAAAATTGAATGCGATAGTGTAGTAATGTATTGCACTATACGGCTTAATCGTTGCAACAATTGCACCGACAGGTATAATCCCCTTTGACTGCCACGCAGGATCAAGCGCCGCGATCTGTGCGGCCGTTTTCGTGACAAGCTGAAAAGCAGGCGTACCGTCTGCCTCTGACAAAATCGCATTTGCTTTCCAGAGTGTTTCAAGCGCGTTACGTGTAAGCGCCGCTACTTCCATAACACCGGTATAGTCACCGTTAACGCCGGTACGCCCCGCCGCGATAAGCGCATTACGAGGAGCAACCACGCAATAATCGTTAATATAGTCAATTGCAATCTGTGTTTCGATCTGCAATGAGGTAGGCGGATTCACGTCGTCATTCATAAATGTGTCATATACGAAATTCGCGCCGCCCTGATCTTTCGCGTCGTTGTACTGCGCGAGAGAATTGAGCGCGATGTAGGAACGTGTCGCCGCTGAGTACGTGTCGCCGTTGACCCCTGTGAAGTCGTGCGCGTCGGAAAGCGATCCGATAGACCGCGCAATGCTTCCCCCGTATAGTGCGTGAACGAGCGCCGCGAGTAATGGATTATGATACACAAATACGCCGGTTGACACTTCGGTGCTTGCGTTTGTGACAAGCGTCATCGTGCGTTTCTGCGTCATAAGTTCGCCCGGTTCACCTGACCCGCCCGCGAGAAGTAACTCATCGGGAAGTGTTCCGCCGTCGATCATCGACCAAGACATAATAAATATCTTTGCAGTTGCATCCGTACACCACAGCGACGCGGTTTTACAGTCTGCAAGATACGTCGCTGAATCGGTGAGACCGTTTGACTGCGATCCTACATTCAGGATCGACCAATTACGCGGGTAGTAATTTGCTTTGTTAAGCATTGCGCTTGTAAGTTCTGATCCACCGGTTGGCAGAATGTACACATAATCAGGTACAATCGATCCGCCGAAAACGGTATTAAGCATTTGAGCCGTTCCAAGTGCGGTAGGATTCGCGGCGGTGAATGCCGCGACCATATCAGACGTTACCGTGATAAGCCCGGTCAGCGTGTCGGCGGTATAGCCGGTTATCGCTTCACGTGTGGCAAATACGATACGGCGGGGAAGCCCTGACAGTAGCCCCGTAGTAGTGCTACTTGATATCGAAATAAATTTTGATGCGGACATTCTTAAACCTCGTGTAATGAATTTTTTATGGTATCAACGACATGATCAATGTCGACTTCTTTCCCGCCTGTAATATCTGATACGAATGTTGCCACCGTCTGGCACGCGAACACTAGCCCGCACTGTAATGTTTCAAGACCGCCCTTCGTTTTAAATTCCGGCGTTTCATCGTGACTATAAATATTTGCAATTCCGTTCCATATAAAACTTTCGGGCGACGTGATTAGCTCACGGGCGATTTCATACGGTTCAAAAAGTGCCGCGTCGTTTACTTCATCACTCGCCGCCGCCGTGAAAAAGTTCAAACTGTATTCAAAATCAGTTAACACTCCTGTCACGGATGAACCGAACGGCTGACGGTACGTGACGCGGTATGACGATTGAAAATACGGATAAGTCGCGCCTTTTGGGACAGTCCCGTATTTATACACCCGCGCACTAACGCCATTCGCCACAAGCGCCTTATTAAGCGCGGAGTTCATCGCGTAGTATTTTTCGTTTATCGTCATTGCGCCGCCGCCACGCGGATTTCATCACATACCGCAACAACTGTACCAACCGGCATTCCTGATTCATTTTCAAACGCCGGGATAAATGACCAAGTCAAAATTCGCCAGGATTTCCCGTTTGCGGTAATACGCTCCGGGCGATCATCGAGCGCGTCAGATATAAGAATAGATACCGCCTCTTGAGCCTCTATTCCGCCCTCACGTAACCGCTGAATGTCTACGGGTTGTAATGCGTGTATCGACACTTTGAGCGTCGTTGTCACGGGAGTGACTTCGCATGATCCATCGTCTTGCGGCGTAAGTATGTTATACACTACGTCGCAGGTTGTATCTGCTACTCTGTGCGCCGCAAGGCTTGCCACACCTCGGAGATTCATAAATCATAACCCATTATGATAGCCTGTCTACGTTCGGTCACGCGTCGTCGCCATCGCTCGGAATCGTTTCCCGCAAAACTCGTCGATACGCCATTTTGACTGACAGACGAGATTTCCGGGAATTTATTGTCGAGTGAAAGCAAATGACACGCGGTATCAAGCACCTGAGAGTTGTATGAGTTATCGTCATACAGGCCAGAGTCAACATCACGTTTTGCCATTGCGACATATATTGCTATGTCAGCATCGGACACGGCTGGATTGTCCAGCCGTGTCTTAAGTTCTGCTACGAATTGTTCATCCGTGTAAATCACGCTTTACGCCTGTACCGAAAATTCAAGATCGAACACCTGTCCGCGCTGAATTACCATAGCGCCGCCGAAGGTGAGCTGTGCCGCGAAAGAGGAACGCTGTTCACTCACAACCCCGGTTGTGATACGCGGTGTCGCGGTTGCCATCGGAAGGATAATTCCTTTCCGTCCGGTAGGTGCTCCATGAACCACAGCCACTACATGGTTGTACTGCGCCGCGCCGAGTGAGTTTGTGCGAGCATTGAGAAGACCGGATGTCTTAATCTCAATTTCCCCGATAGTCCCGCCGACAGCAAGCTTCAGAGCCTCGCCAAGCGTACGATTGAAAGTGCCAGTAGAAAGATACTGTACGAGGATTGCATACACCGAAGTCGGCATATACAGAACAACCTTTTTGCTCGTCGCAACGTTTGTCAATGCAATGAGATTCAAAAGACGTACGATGTCTTTATATACATTCATCGCATCGGCATTAGACGGGAGCGGGTCTGTTATGTCAGCCGGTTTGTAGTTGTAATTCGCGATTTTCTGTATAAGCTTTGTCGGAGCCGCCGCCCAATCAGCGCCCGTTGCGAGCGCCGGAGACGCATCACCCGCAGAACCAAGAGAAAGCGCGATTGCACTTGACAGAATTCCGTAATTGCCGGATTCCCCGCCGAACGAAGCCGATCCCCATCCGTCAACAAAACTCACTTCCGACAACTGCATGACCTGTTGATCAATAGTAGTGAAAAGCTGATTCTGAAGGATGAAGCCTGCGAGAGCTGGCGCGATAGAACGCGCGTATCCAAGAAGCGCCGCTTCCTGATCGTTCTCTATAATGAAGTCCTGAGCGATAGTGTGCGCGTCTTTAAACTCATTATACAGTGATACTTGCGCCGCATTGTTACTGTATATACGATCACTGCCGTATGGGTTAAGGTCTCCAAGACGCTGTTTCGCAGCGCCCGAAGCCGCAACGCGAGGAATACGGAAACGACTGATAGCGCCCGCACTATTCGCCATTTCGGGCGAAAGCTGTACCGCGTCACCTTCCTGTACAAACGACTCAATAAAGGTGAGCTGTTCATAAAGCTGTTCGGCGAGCTGATTAAGTCCCGCGAACTGATCATAACCCGGATTACCGAAATACGCGTTAAGCGCGGTCGCCTGTGCGTTCTCGACGGTTGCCCCGGCTTTAATCGCATTCTGCGCGATGGTGTTAAGCTTTGAACGGAGTTCGTGCGCCATATCGACGACATGATCATACGATCCGCCCTCGAATTTTGCGCGAAGGTCAGCCATCGCCGCGTTATGTCCGGGGTGCAGAGTGTTTGACACTGCGAGCAGTTTTTCAGTCAACGCCTGATATTCAGTACGTGCAACCGCTTCATTGACCGCTACACAACCGTCTTTCCGGTGCGCGTCTGCGTATGCGTTGCGGACGGTATACCAGTTTTTGAAGTTCTGTTCCGCAACCTGTGCGGATGTAATTTTCTTACTCATGTGATTAACCTACCTTTACAGATGCAAGACGCGCAAAAATGTTTCCGGTCTTGAGCTGTCCGGTGTTCTGGATTCCGGGCGTGCCGTACCATACGGTTCCGGGAAACGCAACCGCGCTTGACGAGCTGGACGAAAGCTTTCCAGCGGCGGTAATGTACGCCGTGCCGCCTGCGTCGGGAGCCGAGGTATCAGCGGGAACAGATGCAACCGCGTCAAGATCACTGATCATACATACGTAGTCACCGTCAGCATATTGCCCGACGGTCTGATTGATTGCAGATTCTACCTGAGTAGCCGCCTCAAGAAAACCAAGCGCGATAATCGCGTATGCGTCCGAACCGGGATCGTATACAGCAGCGCCAAGCACTATGACCTGTTTTCCCGCGCTGTTTTCCTGAAGTGTAACCACGCTACCAATAGGTGCGGCGGTCACGCCTGCGGCGGTTGGAATGACGAATTTAACGCCATCTATACGACGCGCATCCCATTGGATCGCGCCTTGTTTTGGATTGGTCTCGCCAATCCCTAAAGTCATACCGGGCATTAGAACACCTCACTGACAATAGTATTGAGAGCCGCCGCCGAGTCTTTCGGGGTAGTCTTTTTAATTTCTTCAAACTTCGCATTGACCGCCGCGATCCGTTTTGCGGGATCGGTTTCAGCAATGCTCGCAAGTCCCGCGAGAAGTGCGAAAGAAGGAGTTTTTGCGCGGAAGTCTACATTGTATGCAGACGCAAACGCCGCAATAACTGCCTGAGACGGTTTCATATTCTCCGCCGTGATTTCCTTTTCTTCCTCTTTTTCTTCTTCAGGTGTTTCTTTGCCCTCAAAAGCAGCGTTCTCGCCTTTACCTTTTTCACCTTTAAGCCCTTTGAGTTCTTTCTCAAGCTCGGCATTTTTGGCTTTGAGTGCTTCCATTTCGTCTTCTGCGTTTTTCGCAGACAAGACTTCTTTCACGGTGTCCCGGACTGTATTGGTCACGAGAGCCGCAAGCTCTTTGTCGTCCATATCTTCCATCCTTTTTATTGAGTTAGTGTTTTGTACAACTACACGATTTAATATATACCACTCTGCGTATTTTTTAGCGTCGTTAAGCGTTTTAAATTCTTCTGTACCGACAGCGGTTTCAACTTTGAATACGCCACCTTTATCCTTTTTATAAAGTGCGTCAAGGTCGATTATTTTTACTTGTGTTTTGCCATCGAGCTTGACAGGCATCGTACCGTTTGAGAACGAACCAAATTGAATATTTTGAGCGTTCACGGCCGTTGTATTTTTTGCCTCAAAACGATAACGTCCGTTTTTATATACTATATGCGAGCTTTCTATTTTCTTCGTTCCGTTCACAATATCCCATTCGTTCGCGCCTGCCGGGACGAAAGTAATATCAGACGGTTTACCGTACCAAAAATCGGCACAAAGTTTCTTCGCCATTTCTAAAGAAGGGGACGTTCCCAGAAGCTGGCCGTTCATAGCTTCTGCTTCAATCGTCCCTTCTGTATTGATACACACTGCGTTCGTCACTCTGATCTTGTTTTCAGGATCGCGCACGTGAGGAGCAAGCGCAACATGAGTCGCCCGGAGTTCGTTCGCAATCGCGTTGTATTCCTGCCCGTCGGGAGTGACCCCGTTTTCGACTTTCAGATTATAGATGTCGACGAACGCAGACGCACCAAAGCCCTCAGAGCCGAGATTCCCGCGAATGTATGCAACTTCTTTCGCGCCCTTCACCACGCCGTCAAGCATGGCCGCTTTTTTCATTGTGTCGTATGATACATTATGTGCCCAACCGTCAATTTTCTTGTTTTGTTCGTTTGTGGTTGAATCGTGACCACCAACTATCACGGGCGCGGTTTCAAGCGATTTAAGAAAATCCTTGTCACCTACTGCCTCAGGCGGGTAGTACAGTTTGACAGGCTTTCCTTCGAGCGCGGTGTTGTTCGTCTGAAGCTGGCCAGCGCCGTATTCAAGAACACCGACACGAAGGGCGGGAACGGAGAAACGCAGGGATTCTATGCGTTCCCCCGCGTCGTTTTTTGCTCGTGCCATTATACGGCTAAAAAATTTCATATATACACCTCAACTACATAAATTAAAAAGAGTCAATCTATAATTCTTTAGCGCATGATTTACAGTACAGTTTCCCGCGTCTGACAACTAACGACGACCGGGGCGCAATCTGCTTGCATTTTGTACATTTGTTTTTTACCCTCTTACCGCCTAACTGGCGCGGTGTTTTCTCGGCGCATTGAACGCATACCGGAACGCCACGCCGCTCTATATACGGACGGGCAAGCGCGTTTCCGCACGCGCACTTTCGGCGCGGTCGCCCGCCGAGGCGCGGCTCTTCATCGTCAATCTCTGAGTCTGCAATTTTGCGATAAGGCACGAGAGTTTTACGCGCCATCTTGTCACCCTGTTCTGAATCGTACAACCCGCTAACGCTCATGGACTACATACCCCCGTAATGGTTTTGTTGGCTTCGTGGGAATTGCCGCGTAGCAACGACAATTATGTATTGACAATCCGTTAGCGATGTACCACTCTGTCGCTGTTTGGAGGTTATACACATGCCCGATATACGGTACCCGCATCACTTCGATAACACGCTCAAAAATAAGATCGTCCGCGACTATGTGGGCGGCTTGAGCGCTATTGCTTGCGCCCGAAAACATTTCAACAATCCCGCCATGCGCGCATTCGTTAAGCGCGTCGTCATCGAAGCAGGAATTACTCCTCGGAACGGTAGTCAAGCCAACATCATTCGCTTTCAAAATGCCACGCCCGAAGAGAGAAAGGCAATCACTCGCGCCGCTAATATTGCGTCGCGTGGCCATACCGAGTCCGAAGAGAGCAGACGAAAACTCGCGCTCACTCGTTCCAAGCAAATGACCGGACATCATATCGGCGTCGGTGAAAACGAGTTTGCCGACCTTCTCACCCGTAACAACATTCCATTCGTCCGTCAATTCCCGTTTGACCGTTACAATCTCGACTTCTTTCTCTGGAATTCCGTCGCCGTGGAATTGCGAGCGTGTTCCGGGAACGCTTTCCTTATCCCCACACAAAGAAAAAAAATCGAATACTTGCTCGACCGGAACACCAGTGTTATATTCATTGCCGTCAATTCCGTCGAGGCTCTTATCGGGAACTTTGACGAGATAATCTCCCACTGCGACATTGTCCGCCGGTTGCCATCCTCTTTTTGTCAATACCGGATGATTTCCTGTTGCGCGGAACATTATACCAGATTCAAGGACAATCGCGGTCAGTTCGCCTGTATACGCGCGCCGAAAACAACGTATAACATCCGAGTTCAAACGTATGAGCGTTCCTGATGGAACGCATCCCCATTCCGTGCCCGGATTTCCTTTATGCTCTTTCCCATATTTCGTAACGGTTGTCGGCGGATCGTCAAAAAGAAAACATTTTCCAGACAATTTGCGGTGCGTTTGTCGTACACGCTTGTCTCTCTGCGTTGTCCAGATATATCTATCTGAAAACTGTTGGATAATACCTTCGTTGATTTCTGTTCCGAGATTATATGCGTTATCATCACCGATCTGTTCCGACTTGTCCTTGTAATAATCGTTAAATGAGAACACCTTATAAACGTTTTCACCGTCCCGCGCTTCGTAGACTTTGTTTAACGCTTCTTGCGCAGTATAAGAATCCTCTTTCTGTAATCGCGCAATCTCTTTCCGGACAAGTTCGTTCTGTCTATCGCTTACCATTGTTTTCATCGAGTCACGTAATGCACCTTGAACGTTGAGCCATTCTTTCACCTTGCCGTCAAGCGTCCCGCGATATACGCGCATACCCTTTGCCGCATAATGATCTTCAAGCGCGTGACGATACCGGCGTGCGAACAGACGGGCGCGGCTGTCGTATATTTCCCGCGCTTCGTCGTCGTCTTCGTTATCCCATACGGAGCGCGCATATTCTTTGACCGCGCGTCTCCATTGAGGAGCGAGTTTTTCAAAAATGCCTATCATACAAAACTATATTTTTTAAGCCAATTCTTGTACGCAATTTCCGAATAAGGCTTTGATTCTAATACTTGAAACTCGTCTTTGTAATACTGTCCATAAAACATCATATTAGATATGATTTGTATTGCCTTGTTACCGTTACGCACTTCTTTATTAGCCGCGTTTTTTATCCCGTCCTTAATAGCTTTTTTTAATTCACTTTTAAAAAGTTCTGTATTCATTTCGTTCCTCTTTTTGTGCTTTCGCCTCTTTCTCCATTTTTTCAAGGCGTGAGTAATAGTCTGGAATTTCGGCGAGGTGATCCCTCGCAATCTTTTCAGCTATTTTTGGATCGTCGGTATGCTCCATCTCTGTTGCAATACCCATTTTCAATTGTTCGGGATCGCATTCAATAGCATTCTTTGCGTTTCCGAGCGGATCACGCAATACTGATTGTCCGCCACTACTACTCACGTCACTTGCTGTACCGCCTTTGTTATCATCGCTATTATGATCCGGCTCCAGCCCTGCGAAAGATATGTCTTCGTCCAATAGTTTCAACTGTTTGAACGCGCTTTCAAGTTCGGGGTAGTCGCGCTGTTTTACAAGTGTGTCTGTTCGCTTACTTGCGAGGTCTGCCTTTTCCTGTTCTGTTTCATCGTAAATGGATTCAAATTCAATATCAAAATCGTCTTCATCCACACCGAACGCCTGTATCGTCGCATCATTCCTTATCAGCGTATTTATCACAAAACGCGCCATCGGTTCAAGCATCGCGATCTGATACCGGGATCGTACGTGTTCATTAGTTGACGCAATTTGAAACGCTGCTTGACTATAATTGGTATTCCCGCCGCCGAAGAAATACTCAGGCGAAAGGCCGGTAACGCTCGCCACATAATCGCGGAACACGCCCGCGATACTACTTGTCCCTTCAGATATGTTATTATTGAGTATGTCAGTTGTTGACCCGTTCGGATCGACAAGGGGCGAACCAACACCGAGCGTTTGATTGAGCCGCTGTAGTTGTGCTTGCATCGCGCCGAGCATTGTGTCTGTCTGTACATCACCATTCATACGCTTGATAATCACCTGCGCACGTACAAGAAGAATTTTCAGGATATGGACGTACAAGTTCCACGCTTCTGCCGCTGACCGTAACTGAGGTACGCGATTTAATCCCACGCCGAAAAGCGGTTCATAACCGGGACAAAGGAAAAACGCGCTCACATCATGCTTGAGCTTTGCGCCAAAGCAATATATGTCGCCAATCCTGACTGAGTTATACGGCGCAGTAATTCCCGAATAGCTCGACCCCATACCGTAGGCGAATTGTGTGTCGTTAAACACATTGAAAGATATCCCATCGTCACGGAGAACAGGTACAAGCAACGATCCGCGCGGTGACAACGTGCTATTGAATAACATGTCTTTTAATACTGATTGCAATTTTACTTTCTTGAACATCTTTTCAAGCGCGAGTTTAAAAGCTTCGTTTTCGGTTTTCACTTTAAACGGTTTTTTCATTGCCATTGCGATAGGGCGGTCAACCATTTCTGAAAGTGTAGGTACGCTGAGGTATTCCGAGTAATTCACGCGATACGGTGAATAATCAATGTATGACAGAAGTGTTGACGGATCGCTTGGCGTGTTGATCTTTACCGCACCGTTTGAATATACAGAGTTAAAGACAGAAGAAAACCTTTGCTCCGCCGTCCGTGTTGCGCGTTCAGGCAGTTTGTTTTTTCCTAGCGCGTTGAAGTCTTGCGCTTTCACAATCTCAGTTATGTAAGGTTTCGTGTCACTGTCTTTCACGTTCTGTATACGTTTATGCTCGCGCTGTGCGTACGCATGAATGAGTGCGTTCTCGCTTAACGCGTCCGGTGCTTGATAATCTTTCTGTGCGTTGTAATCATTTGCAATAGCGTTGATAATACTGTTGATATTTTCCACAGCCATTGAATTACGGATTTCTTCAACCATAGTATTGTTCAACAGTATTTCATCACGCGGCATGAGTGAGACTTTTTCGAGCACGTTGACAAGCGTTGCGAGTTCGACGACCGGGTTTATGTTATTCATTATTCTGATACCTCATAAGATAAATGTTTTTCAAGTTCGCCCGTTTCGTATAGCGGTTTATTATAACCCTTCTTTGCAACGGTTGCGGGCGAGTTGTGTTGCAATTCGCCGCCGCTTTCGATAATCCTTTTTGCCTCTGCGACCGTCTGTGCTCCGATGGATTGCAAGAACACCGCTTCAAGACGTTTCGCGTCTTTCGGATTACGCAACGAATTTATCATGTACGCTTTCAATCGCTCTTTGACAAACTTCGCCGCGAGTCTTTCCGCCGCCATACGAAGGACGGGGCGCGGCGGTATCGTCTCTGTGCCATAATGATTATACGCGAGCACGTCGGAATATTTCATTCCGTCATCATACGATCCGGGCAACGCCCCTAGTTTTACTTGCATATCTATCTCCGAAATAAAATCATTGTTCCGAGTACAATAAACACCGTAACGAGCATCCAACCTACAAGCGTGAATATCTTTTCAATTATAACGTTCATCTTCTTAATACCTCCACAGCCGCCGCGTATTCGGCGACGATTGGCGACGTTGCTAAATGTTCAAGAGCGCCCGCGAGCGAGTCCGGACAATCGTCGCCGCGTTTTGTCCCTTTGAAATATCGTGACACTTCGAGTGAATACTCTTGTTGTGTTCCGGACAATATTTTCATTTCTGGCTTGTATGCAATAACCGTCGCGGCTATACGCTCGTGTTTATTCTTGTATTGGTGTTTTGTCGTCCATAAATTCTTAATCGGAAACGGTCGCTCTGTCTCTTTAAATTTATCAATGAAGAAAATTGTTGTGTCCGACAATTGTGATTCAATCACTGATTCAATCGGTGTGAACAATTGCAAGAAACTAATAATGTCATAGCGCGTCTGTTCGTCACTAATTGACTTCGGTAGTTTCAATCCTGTAAAAAGGATTTTCCCGTCCCGCGTTACACCAACAACTGACACGGCCGTCGAGTCTGTTCCTGTCTTGTCGCTGAAAGACGGATCAATAAACGCCACACAATATTGGCAATCCCATAAGTCAACCGCTTCAAACGCGCCAATGATCTCGTCGCTCTCAATAACACACAATCCTTTCCAGACGTGTAAATACTTATTCGGAAAGTGCTCGCGGTCATACTCCATCGATTTTCGCAATACCTCAGGGAACCACGGATTGTCAGTGTAATTCATCGGTATTTTCAAACAATCGTCACGGTCTGTCAAAACAAAATCCTTGTACACCGGATCATCGTCATAATTCGGATTAAATGTAAATATGATCTGGCTGTCCGGCTTTCGTATCGTAGGAATGAGTACGTCAAGGGATTCTTGCGATACAGTGTGCGCTTCCTCTATCCAACAATAGTCAATCCCTTCAGTCGATTTTACATCTTGCGGGTTTCTATGCAACCCTTTAAATATAAACTCTGTTCCGTTAAGTCCGATAATCTTATCGTCTGTAATTCGATAAAAGCTTGTCAACCCGTGATAAACAATCCTGTCAGAAAGTAATTTATGCACCGAGTCTTTTATGCTGTTCTGCACTTCTCGCGCACACAATATTCGTATCTGTCTTTCAATTCCTTTCGCACATAAAAAGTCAGCGACTCCCCATGACTTCGCAGAACCGCGCCCGCCGTATATTGACATAAAGCGTTTATGCGTTTCGTATATGGGGAGAAGCTTTTCCGGACATTCAATTTTCATTATTTGATTTAACGCCGACGACTTGTATAGTGATAGCTGAAGGGATAACTGTTTGTGGCGCATCGCTGTAAAGTGTGGTGTATTTCGCAAGTATTTCCAGCGCCTTTTCTTTGCTATAAAGTTTCACGCGTTTCTTAACACTTGTACCGGCTTTTGTTTCAAATGAGTCCATACCGATTGATTCAATCGTTGCGGTGTCGATCTTGTCCGAGTCTTTCAGCACAACCCCGTTGTCGTCAAACTCCATCACGTCCGATATTTTTCCAAATGCAATCTTTTCACATTCACGCACCACGCGGAGCGCGAGCGAGCGATTGTCTCTGAGTATCACGTCAACTTCTTTTTTTATTGCGTCTTGTATGTAAGGTTTTGTAAGGATTTCGTAACCTATCACTTTTGCAGTTTTTTTACTGTAGCCCGCTACTATCGCCGCCTGCGTCGCGTTAAAGTCTTTCAGATATTCGCTAATGAAAATCTTTTCCTTTGGCGTCAATACTTTTTCTTTCGCTTCGGCCATTACTGTTTCACCATTTTCCCGAT